CGGACTCCAAGCCCTGCTCGATGGCAAGAGCCGCTTCAACGCTCAGCCGCGGCTGTTGATCGCCCCGAAGCATTCGGCCACCCAGGCGGTTGCAACGGCGATGGATGTGCTCGCGGAAAAGCTGGGTGGTCTCGGGATCCTCGACGGACCTGGTACCACCGATGAAGAGGCTGTGGCTTATGCCGCGTTGTTTGGTAGTAAGCGGCTGTACATGGTCGACCCTGGCATTCAGATGTGGGACACGGCGCTGAATGCCACCACCGACTTTCCGGCGTCGGCATTCGTCGCTGGCCTGTACGCCTGGACCGATGCTCAGTTCGGCTTCTGGGCGTCGCCGTCGAACAAGGAGTTCACCGGGATCACCGGTACCACGCGCTCGGTCGAGTTTCTCGATGGCGACCCGACCTGCCGGGCGAACCTGCTCAACCGGGCGAACATCGCCACGGTCATCCGCGACGATGGCTACCGCTTGTGGGGCAACCGCACGCTGTCATCCGACTCCAAGTGGGCGTTTGTCACCCGGGTACGGACTCGCGACATGGTCATGTCCGCATTGCTCTACGGCATGAAGCCGTTCGTGGACATGCCGATCACCCGGGGCTACGTGAAGAGCGTCACCGAGACCGTCTCCGCGTTTATGCGTGACCTCAAGAGCAGGGGGGCCGTGATCAACTTCGAGGTCTACCCGGATCTGGAGCTGACCACGGCGACCCAGCTGGAGCAGGGCAAGATTTACTGGCAAGTCCGCTTCACGGATACCCCGCCTGCCGAAAACCCCACATTCCTGGTCGACGTCACGAACCAGTGGATCACCGAAGTATTGGACACCCGCTCGTAAGGAGGGCACTGACCCATGATGGTTCCCCAGACGCTTTACAACATCAACGCATTCATCGGCGGCATCAGTTTCGCGGGTGATGTGCCGTCGTTCACCCTGCCGAAGGTCGGGCTGAAAACGGAAGAGATCCGCAACGGGGGCATGGATGCCCCGGTTGATATGGACCAGGGCATGAACAAGCTCGATCTGAGTTGGACCATGACCGGCATTCGCAAGGAGGCTCTGAAGATCTACGGCTTGGCCAGTGGCTCGTCGCTCGACTCGTCCTGGCGCGGCTCCTTCAAGGATCTGCATGGCGATGCCGTCGGGGTGACCTGCACGGCGCGCGGAATGATCACCGAGGTCGACTTCGGCGACTGGAAGGCCGGGGAAAAGGCCGAGTTCAAATACGCGGCCAACCTCAACTATTTCAAGCTGGAGATCGACGGGGCGGTGATGTACGAGATCGACATCCTGAACTGTATCCGTGTGATCGACGGCGTGGATCAACTGGCAAAAGTGCGCGAGCACCTCGGTATTTAAGGAGCAAATATGACTAAAGAAGCCACCACCTTGCCGCTGCCTGAATGGATGACGGTCGATCACGATACCGCGACGATCCGACTGCGCCACCCCCGTGAGTTCAACGGTGTGAAGGTCGACCGAATCAAGCTGGAGTCGCCCAACATCAGGCTGGTCAGGGCGTGCCGCAAGGCTCACCCGACCGATGAAGAGGCTGAAGAAATGATGCTGCTGTCCAGCATGACGAAGATCCCTATTGCTGATCTGGACCTGCTGGACATCAAGGATTATGGCCGCCTGCAGCAAGGCTATTTTCGTCTTTACACGGACGACGGGCTTTGATTACGGGCTGCTAGAAAAGGCCGCGAGGCGCCTGGCCCGGGAAACCGGGTTCACGCGCACCGAAATCGAAGAGATGACGCTGTTAGAAATGGCCTGGTGGTTCATGGATTGAACCGCCACGGGCGAGGGCGCAGGTATGTCGAACGAAATGAAGATCGGCCTGGTCTTGGGCGGCGCGGTCAGCCCTTCGCTGGGAGCCGCATTCAAGGATGTCGAGGGCAAGGTCAAGCGCCTGGATGCCGTCAAGTCGAAACCCCGGGCGCTGCAGTCAATGATCGGCGAGACCCGCCGTTTGCAGCAGGAGTGGCGGCAAGCGCACACGGCGGGATCGGCGGCGGCTGACGGCCTGCTGTCGAAACTGGAGAACAACCTCGCGGTGCTGCGTAAGCAGGGTGTCGAGGTGCGGAATCTGGGCAAGGCCTATGTGGAGGCAGGACGCCAGGCGCAGGCGCTTGAGCTGAAAAGCAAAGGCAGAGAGCAGCTCGATCAAGGCAAGACCAGGTTTGTCCAGGCGGGCATGGTGGCGGCCGGTACCGTGGGCGTGGCTGCCGCTTCAACGAAGGTCTCTGCAGAATACGGCGCGATCATTCGGGACATCGCGATCAAGTCCGGTATCGCGAATAAGCCTGAAGAGGCTGAGATGTCTCGCACGATCATCGATACGTCGCGGGATACCGGGATGGCCCGTAATGATGTGGCGGGCGTTGTGAATGCCCTGGTAGGCGCTGGCATGGACTTAAAGCAGGCGCTGGCCTATGTGCCTGTCGCTTCCAAGTTCGTTGTTGGCCAAGGGGCTGACGGCGTCGATACGGCCAAAATGATCAACGCTCTGGGCCAGAACGCCAAGATCACTGATCCCAAGGAAATGCAGAAAGCGCTGGAGGCGATTGCCTACCAGGGCCAGGCCGGTTCGTTCGAGGCCAGTGACATGGCCAAGTGGTTCCCGGACCTGCTCGCGCAGATGGGCAACATGGGGATCACAGGAACCGACGCCGTGACGCAACTGGGCGCAATGCTGCAGGTGCAGATGAAAACCGCCGGCTCATCCGATGAGGCGGCGAACAATTTAAAAAACTGGATCAGCAAGATCGGTTCTGGCGACGTGGTCAAGGCGTACAAGGACGCCGGTATTGACTATCAGAAGTCAATGAACACGGGGTTGAAGAACGGCAAGTCCACGTTGGAGACGTCGTTTGCACTGGCGCAAAAGTACGTCGAAACCACCGATCCGAAGAAAGCCAAGCAGATGTCGGAGGCCATGGCCAGCATCAGCAAGGAGACCGATCCGAAGAAGGCCAAAGAAATGATGGCCAGCCTGGAAGGCGCCCTGCGCACCGGCGACTTGTTTGCCGACATGCAGGTCAAGGCCGCACTCACGGGCTACATGCAGAACAAGCAGCTGTACGAGCAGTTGAAAAAGGACTCCAACGATGCCAGCGGTATCTTGGACAAGAACCTGGCAGAGCGTCGTGATACCTCGGCACAGAAGTGGGCCGAGACCGGGCAGGCAATGAACGATGCGATGCGCAGCATCGGGGATGCGTTGCGGCCGGTGACGGACGTTGTGGCCACCTCGCTGACCAAGGTGGCGCAGAGCATCACCGATGTCAGCGATAAAACCCCGGCGCTTGCCATGGGGCTCGTTGGCGCGGGCGCTGCGGTCGCCACAGTCCTGTCTGTCATCAGCACATTCAAGGTGGGCAAGGGGCTGCTGAATCTGGGGCGCGGTGCTCTGGCCGGGCGTGGCAAAGGTGCTGACGACGGCAAGGACAAGAAAGCCGATGAGGATGACAAGGACAACAAACCGGGCAAGGCGGAAGCGCTGAAGGGTCTGCTCGTCGCGGGCGTCAGTGCTTATAAGGGAAAGGCCATAGGTGCTGATGACAAGGACGGGGATAAGGGCGAGGCACCGAAACCCGGTGAAGCGTTGATTGATGCTGGCCTGAAGGTGTTCGAGTCCTTTGCGGAAGGCAAGGGCGATGGCAAGGGTGAAGATGGCGACAAGGATCCCCAGAAGGTCTTTGTCGTCAACGCCTCGGAGATCGGCGGCAGTGGTGTTCCTGGTGCAGGTTCAAATGGCGGGGCCAGTGACGGCCCTGCTCGGCGCCGCCGATCTCGGAGGCGCCGCAATGGTGCTGCTCGCCCACCGTCTCGCGGCCCAGTTCCACCGACGCCGCCGGTTCCCCATGTTCCTCCTGTCCCTGCTGTTCCCCGGGTTGGCGCAATGGCTCGGCTGGGGGCGGTGGCCACAAAGGTCGGCGGGCTGGGTAAAGCGATTCCCGGCGGGTCGATCATTGAGGCCGGTGCGAAAGTACTCGACACCTATCAGAACGCTGAAACCCAGAACGACAAGGCCGAAGGATACGGATCTGCTGCAGGTGGTTTGGCCGGAACAATGGCCGGTGCTGCGGCAGGGGCTGTGATTGGTTCGGTTGTACCCGTCATCGGCACTGTCGTTGGCGGCGCTATCGGCGCCTTTCTGGGTGGGATGGGCGGTGACAGCCTGGGTGCGTGGGCGGGCAAGAAGTGGTTTGGGGACGATGAGCCTGAGGCTGAGACGGCA